ACAAAGTGTCCTGGTCCGCATCCAATATCTAATAAGCTAGAAGGATTCAATTCCTTTTTTTTTTTTTTTTCTAGGCGATCTGCAAAAGGTTTTTCTTCTGCTTGCATATGGTTAAAGTTAAGGCGCTCTGGATATTTTGGCATATCACGTTTTAGCCAGCCTAGGTCTTGTCGATCGTATTTACGCTCATACCAACCTTTGTTAGTATAGACATTCATAATTTCTTCAAAAAATTCCTCGTACATTGGAGCAACTTTATCTAAGGAAAAGTTTTCTGCCCATTGACGACAGTTTCGAGGATCAATTCTATCAATATTTTCAGCCGCCCATACAAAGTGATCGAACGTTCGGCAACGATATCCGGTAACACCATGTATATTATTTTCTGCAAAAGAGCCCCAATCTGTTGTGATTGTGGGAGTTCCTGAGAACAGTAATTCCATCTGTACACCACCAAACGGTTCAATATACATTGATGGTACAAATGCTCCTTTGGCTCCAGCCATTAGCTCTTTACGCTTAGCTTGGTCTGCATAACCAACAAACTCTACGTGTTCTGGGAAGGTTAAATTTTCAGGATTTTGTCCTGCTATAATTAGTTTAGCTCCAATTGCTTGTGTAGCTTGTACTGCAATATGAACACCTTTGCCCTCATATACGCGACCTAAGAATAAGAAGTAATCATCTTTCTTTTCACGAAACTCAAAGTCGTCTGGATCAAAGTAGTTTGGAATTACTGATTCATACCAGTCTTGTTTACAAGTAGCTACTGAGTTAAGTCCTGCGTATGCATGATATATAGCATATGACTCAAAAATTTTCCAGCGAGTCCAATGTCCTCCAGCATAACCAATACCTGGCTCTACTACAATTAGATCATTATGTGCATCACATACTGGTCGTACCCCTGGTCCCCAAAAAGGCAGTAAGAAATCTAATGGCTGCTTGCGTTTAGCAATTTCTAATATGGCGTTCTTAAAGAAAGTCTGATATACATGGTCGTTCATATCGAACTTAAAAAAGTTCTTGCGCCAGTCATGCGTACCATAGGACTTGTCTAAATCTTCATTGGTTACTACTGTTACATGTTCATCACAATCTAGCTGTGAGTCTTCATGCCCGTAGTGTACAACATAATGACCGCGGGCGCGCATCATCTTAGCAAACTTTAAAACTTTTTGAGTATAGGCACAAGCCACATAGTCCTTGTTAGTAACGGTATGTGGAAGTCCTAGTATATGGAAGCGAAATTTCATGTTATTCTTGTTCTACGTTAATCTGATCCCATTGCTGGGTACTTTCATTCCAAACTGGTATAATAGGCCACACTAATTTAGGATACGTGATCGGTGCATCCCAATTTAGTGTACTTGGATTAAAACTCCAACTAGGAAAAGGCGAGGGGGTAACAAATACTCCATATTCTGGGCTATACGCCCAGCCTACGTCTGGATACTGCGAAAACTCATTTAGTGAGAGTTCCTGCCACTCAGGTCCAGGGGGTTGTGGGTGTTCTTCTACTCTTTGTACGATTGAATTTTCTAAAAGTGCATACTTTGGCATTTAACCACCTGTTGTGAATGTATAAATAGCATAACGAACTGCATCAGCGCAGTGAGATGCCATACCGTGCTCAGGACGTTCTTTTACTAGATTTGTTTTATGGTCCCATCTGTACTCATTGAACATTATAAGAATGTTTTCGCAATGAGGAGATACTTTTATTCGACCTTGTTCAACAAGTGAGGCAACCATTGCTAATCCATCAAGAACGGACTTCTTAGCCTTAATAGTAGCTATATCATGAGTATAGGCAAGATCTGCTGCAAACTGAGCTGCTGCTGAGTCAATAAAGATAGTTTCAATTCCCCACTTATCTATCAACTCTCTGATTTTTTCAACGTGACCTTCAGTAGTAGCCTGAGCTTCTTGATACTCGTCTACGATATGGTATGAGTCAAGGGCGGCTTTATAAACTATAACTGCAAAAGCAGTTGGGTCTTTATATCCAGGGTCTAACCCAGCTATGACTTCGTCGCCATCATCTTTAACATATTCTTCAACAAATCTTTCTTCATCAAACTGGAAGATTTGTCCTTCGTAGGTTGAGAACGAAGCCATGTACTCTTGTTCAAACTCAGCTTTCGACATAACTGTACGAGCTTCTTGAACGTCTGACTCGCTCATACGATGGTTTTCTGTGTAGTCTGCTGTGATAGAAGCCCACTCAGGGTATTTATCTGAGAACCCACGATCAAAGAATCGACTGAACCAGTTGTTTTTACCACGAGGAGTGGAGATAAAAATTGCTTTTGATCCAGGACGGTCAAGGGTAGGACGAAGAGCGACATTAAAAGCAGCTTCTCCATCTCCAAGTGCGGCCTCATCAAATATAATAAGATCGTAACTACGACCAACACAGCTATCAACGGTACTAAGACTTCCAAGACGAATAGTGCTTCCATTAGTGAGCTCTAAAATTTTGTCTTTTACGTTATCTCGTTCTACTTCTAAATCAAAGCTACGGATTAGTCTGCGCTGTAATTCAAATGATATTGAACTAAGGGTATAATTTGGGGATATAATAAGAATATTACAACCAGGAACTAACATCACTAGTTGCCCGATGACATTAGCAATATAAGTTTTGCCTAGTCTGCGAGCAAGTGCTGCACAGATAAAGCGATATTTGGGATTGTTAACTGCGTTGATAAGGGCAATCTGTGCTCTATTTACTTGATCCCAGGCTGTGGTACTCACGCCTGTTTCAGGATCATATGCTGGTAGCAGTTTAAGATAGTTGATAATAGGTAATTTAATAAACCTCTTATCAGCTGGAAATTCGGTTATTGATTCTGAGTCAATATCCTTACGAGAAATTTTAAGCATCAGTATCCTAGACTGCGAAACTGCTACCACACCCGCAAGTGTGTTTAGCATTTGGATTTGTTATAACGAATTCTTTTGACATAAAAGAACCTTTATAATCTATAGTACATCCAGTTAAATACTGCATGCTTATAGCGTCAATTAATATTTTAAAATTACTATCTAACTCAAGTTCAAAGTCGTCACTATTTACAGTCTCTTCAATAGTAAAGCCATAATTAAATCCGGAACATCCGCCACCTTGAACAAATGTTCTAAGATAAATGTCGGGCCTATTTTCTTCTAGTAGTATGTCTAATATCTTAGACTTTGCTGAGTCTGTTACTGTAATCATTTATGGCCGCCTTTATAGCATCTTCTGCTAGTATTGAACAATGTATCTTAACTGGCGGTAGTGCTAGTTCTTCTGCGATTTCTGAGTTAGTAACCTTGACAGCATCACTAATGTGCATACCCTTAACCCACTCTGTAACCAGTGACGAACTTGCGATTGCTGAGCCGCAACCGTATGTCTTGAAACAAGCATCTCTAATAACACCACTTTCATCTACCTTTATTTGTAATCTCATTACATCCCCGCAAGCAGGAGCACCAACCATGCCGGTGCCTACTGTGGGATCTGACTTATCAAATGTACCTACATTTCTGGGATTTTCATAGTGATCTATGACTTTAGTGCTATACGACATAATTATTCCCCTATTTTTCCTAATTTTGCAATATAGTTATCCATCATGTGATCATATGCACCTAGAAATTTCTGACCTTTTGCTCTGGCTTTTAGTCTGCTACGAATCATATCTTTTATTTGTTGCCATGGTGTTAGGTCTCTAAATGCACCATGGAAGTTCATATATTTGTGCGTTCCGTGATGTGCAAATCCCATTAACAAAAGAGGAACTTTAGTAACATCGTCACAGTTATTTTGCACTCTATAGTGAGTAAACTTCAACGAGTTAACAAACTCTCGATTGCCCACTCTTGGTGATCCAAATGTTATTAGTGCTATAACCTTTGATTGTATCCTGCCTGAGGCAATGGTTGCCATTGCAGCACCAAGACTATGACCTGTTACATATAACGTATCAATATCGGCAACAGCCTTTTCTATTGCAGGCCATAACTTATTAATTTCACCTTTGAATCCTGCATGTATCTTACCGCCAATGGCTTCAATATTTTTTCCAGATTTTAAATCAGCTAATATATCTGAGGGTTCAGTTACTTCTGTGCCTCTAAAACTTAAAACATGTATATTATTTATGTCTTTTAACAAGTATGCCTGAGCACCTTGGACATTGAAAAATTCAACAATGGTAAATCCAAACGATTTAAACTTATTTTTAGACGTTTTTGGATCCTCATAAGTAATTGCAGCTATATTAG